ACAACTCTGCAGTTTGATGCTACCCCAGGAGACATTGACTACTTTACAGCAGAGGTAACTTTCAAGTATACTATATACGAACTAACTGATCTTCAGGGCAATCGCCTATGAACCTTGAAACTATACAAAGTATGTGGGAAAAAGACTCACAGATTGATAAAGATAACTTACATGACGAATCGCTGAAGATTCCGGCACTTCATGCGAAGTATCACGAACTCTTCAATAATATTTTGCTGCTGAGAAAAAAAGCAGAGCAGCAACGTAAAAACATTCGTCATGAAAGATATGAATACTATTCTGGCAAAGCTGATCCAGATGTGTATCTAGAGAATCCCTTTCCTAAAAAGGTAAGGGACAAAGATGCTATGCAAAAGTATCTTGATGCAGACGAAAAACTTAGTCAAGTCAATCTCAAAATTGACTACTATGAAACGATGCTAAATTATATTGAGAGCATTCTAAAACAGGTCTCCAATCGGACGTACCAGATTAAGAACGCGATCGAGTGGCAAAGATTTACTGCTGGTTATGGTTGAATTACAGATTGAAAAGAAGAATGAAGTATATCTCCGAATAAAGGCAGAGCCTCACGTTTACCAGGAACTCTCAGATCACTTCACATTTGAAGTTCCTGGAGCAAAATTTATGCCTCAATACAGAAGTAAGTATTGGGATGGAAAGATTCGCCTCTTCTCTACGCACACGGGCGAGATCTATGTTGGACTATTAGATAAGATTATTTCTTTCTGTAAGAATTATAATTACGACTACAAATTTTTAGACAACAAATTTTTTGGCACTCCATTTGAAGTCAATGAGATGATTTCATTTGATGGTGTTAGAGATTATATGAAGTCTATCACCAGTCACGAACCACGTGAATACCAAGTCGAGGGAGTATACGATGCTCTGCGACACAATAGAAGACTATTGATAAGTCCCACTGCGAGCGGCAAATCTCTGATGATTTATTCAATCGCCAGATATTATACATCTCACAACAAAAATATCCTGGTAATTGTTCCCACGACAAGTTTGGTAGAGCAGATGTATAAGGACTTTGAGGAATATGGATGGGAGTCTGAGACATACTGCCACAAAATTTACTCTGGACGGGAAAAGGAGACAGACGCTCCTGTAACGATTACAACTTGGCAATCGATCTATAAGTTAGATAGAAAGTATTTTGAGAAGTTTGATGTTGTAATCGGAGATGAGGCTCACTTATTTAAATCTAAGTCTTTGGTTCAGATCATGACCAAACTTCATACAGCGAAGTATAGGTTTGGATTTACTGGAACTTTAGATGGATCACAAACGCACAAATGGGTGCTGGAGGGTCTGTTTGGACCTGCATATAAAGTCACCAGAACGGCTGAGTTGATGGAGAAAGGACATCTATCTCGCCTTGATATTACATGTTTAGTTCTAAAACATAATCCTCAGAAGTTTGATTCTTATGAGGATGAGATTCAATATCTTATCTCTCATGAAAGAAGAAACAAGTTTATCAAGAATCTTGCTTTAGATCTGAAAGGTAACACGTTAGTATTATATAGCAGAGTCGCTTCTCATGGAGAGGTTTTATATGATTTAATAAATACTAATAAGTCACAAGACCGAAAGGTTTTCTTCATTCATGGTGGTGTGGCTGCAGATGAACGAGAGCATGTAAGAGCGATTACGGAATCTCAAGAGAACGCAATCATCGTTGCATCTTATGGAACCTTCTCTACAGGAATCAATATTAAAAGGTTACATAATGTTATTTTTGCTTCTCCATCTAAATCTAGAGTACGTAACTTACAATCCATCGGAAGAGTTCTAAGGAAAGGTAAGGACAAAGTAAAAGCGATGCTTTTTGACATCGCTGATGATTGTACATATCAATCAAGAAAAAATTACACACTCAATCACTTAATTGAAAGGATAAAAACCTACAACGAAGAACAATTTAACTATGAAATAGTTTCCATCAATCTCAAGAAATAATATGGAAGACGATTTTTACGCATCGATAAAACTTATTTCTGGAGAGGAGGTCTTCGCAAAGGTTGCAGCTTGTGATGAAGATGATAGAACAATGTTGTTGTTACATCATCCAATTATCATTAAAGAAATTAAATTACCTGGGGCGGATATCCCTGCGGGATATAAGGTAGAACCTTGGATCAAAACTTCTTCTGAAGATTTATATGTTTTGAATATGTCAAACGTCATGACGATGACTGAATGTAGTGATATTGAAATGATCATGATGCATCAAAGATACATACATGAATCAGATGAAAAAGAAGGCACTAGATCTCACATAGATAGGAAGATGGGATACATATCTAGTGTCTCTGATGCTAAGAAGATGCTAGAGAAGTTGTTCCTAAAGGATATCAAAGATAGCTAATAGCTCATCTTTGAACCCTAACAGAGTTATTCTATTCATGGAGACAAGGTTTGTCAAGCCCCTGTCACCTTGTCACTTTCTACATTAAATGATATAATGTGTTCATGTGATAATATATTCCTATGTCTGTTATTACCATGCCAAGGCGGAAAGCAAAGTCCGAACATTACGTAAACAATAAAGAGTTTCTTGCCGCTATTGTCGAGTATAAGAGTAGGGTTAAAGAAGCTGCTGCAAAAGAGATTCCTGATCTTTTGGATCTTCCTCCTGAGAAACAGTTTGAAATTCTAAAGACCTGGACTAGTCCTAATAAACCAAGGATTACGAATTACCTAGGTGAGTGTTTCTTGAAGATTGCAACACACTTGTCTTACAAACCAAACTTTGTGAACTATATGTTCAAGGATGATATGGTTTGCGATGGTATTGAAAACTGTGTTCAATACATTAATAATTTTGATCCAGCAAAGTCAAGTAATCCATTTGCATATTTTACTCAAATTATTCACTACGCATTTCTCCGTAGAATTCAAAGAGAGAAACGTCAGTTAGAAATCAAAAACAAAATTCTTGAGCGATCTGGATTTGAGCAGGTCATGGTGGATGACAACACTATTGACGGTGGCAATTATTCAGACTATAATAGTATCAAGGATAATGTACATACGAAGCTTCGTAGCGGTTATTGATGAAGGTTGCCATTATCACCGATCAACATTTCGGTGCTCGAAAGAACTCGAAACTCTTTCATGATTATTTTCTAAAATTCTATAATGACATCTTTTTTCCATATCTGGAAGAAAACGGTATCACTACTATCGTTGATATGGGAGATACCTTTGATAATCGTACCGGTATTAATTTCTCATCGCTTGCTTGGGCTAAGGACAATTATTACGATCGTCTATCTAATCTTGGAGTCAGAGTTTATACGGTTGTTGGCAACCACACCGCTTACTATAAAAACACTAACTCAATTAATGCCGTTGATCTTCTACTCAGAGAGTATGACAACATACACGTTGTATCTGAGTATGAGGAAATTAAACTTGATAACCTGAAGGTTGGTTTAATTCCTTGGATCAATGCAGAGAACGAAGCACATACTTATTCCAAACTGAAGAAGACAAAGTGTCCTGTTGTTATGGGACACCTTGAACTTAGTGGGTTCATGGCAAATCAGAATCATGTTATGGAACATGGTGCAGATCGAAATCCTTACAAAAAATTTGACAAGGTTTTCTCTGGGCATTATCATCATCGCAGCAGCCAAGACAACATTCACTATCTTGGTAACCCATATGAAATCTACTGGAATGATGTAAATGAAACACGTGGTTTCCACGTGTTTGATACTGAAACTCTAGAACACACTCCTATCAATAATCCTTATAGGATGTTCTACAAGATTTCTTACAACGATGATAACTATCAGACATTTGATGCTCGTCCATACAAAGACAAGATCGTAAAGATTCTGGTCAACAACAAAGGTGAGGGAGTCAAGTTTGAAAAGTTTGTAGACAAACTCTATCAGGCAGGTGTCTTTGATCTAAAGATCGTTGAATCCTATGATTATGATAATGGATTTGTTGTTAGCGAAGACCATGGACAAGACACTGAAGACACACTTTCTCTTCTGAGTAAATACATTGATGAGATTGAGACCCAGGTGGACAAGTCCAAAGTCAAAGAGTTATTTCAAACCGTGTATAAGGAAGCTTGTGAGGTAGAGTAGTGTATCTTTTAGCAGTCAAGGGAAGAGAAAACGAAGCAGCATATGCTGTTCCAAACTCCTTTGGCGAGAAGGTGTTGTATCTCTTTGAAGAAGAGGACGATGCTGAAAGATATGTTATGATGTTAGAAGAAAACTCTGGGTATCCAGAGATGAACATCATCGAAGTTGATGATGATGCAGCAGTCCATGTGTGTGAGTCCCAAGGATACCAATATGCGGTTATCACTGCGGATGACATTGTAATTCCACCAGAAGGCGATGATTTTATTTCAGAAGATTAGATGGAAAAACTTTTTGTCCACGGGTAATCAGTGGACAGAAGTTAATTTGACTCAAAACGAAACGAATATTATTGTCGGAACAAACGGAGCAGGTAAGTCAACTATTCTAGACGCCCTGACATTTTCTCTGTTCAACAAACCTTTTCGTAAGATCAATAAACCTCAGTTGATCAACTCTACGAATGAAAAGGATTGCATTGTTGAAATTGAGTTCAGTGTTAAAGGCCGTGAGTACAAAGTCATTCGTGGTCTGAAACCCGCAAAGTTTGAGATCTGGGTTGATGGCAAGATGCAGGATCAGTTTGCATCTGCTGTTGAGCAGCAGAAGAACTTCGAGCAAAACATTCTCAAACTGAACTATAAGTCCTTCACTCAGATTGTGATTCTGGGTAGTAGCACTTTTGTACCATTCATGCAACTCTCTGCAAAAGATCGTAGAGATGTTATTGAAGATCTTCTTGACATCAAGATCTTCTCTGCGATGAGTGAAGTGATCAAGACAAAGCTTCGTCTCTATCGCGATGAGACACGTACCTTAGAACTGAAGAAAGACAGTCTGGTCGATAAGGTCAAGATGCAGAAGGACTTTATTGATCAGATTGAGAAGAGCAGTAAGGAAGATATTCGGCAGAAGAAAGAGTCCTTAAAGAAGATCGCAGAGGAAGCAAGTGGATATATTCATGGCAATATCAAACTCACAGAGGAACTCGATGACTTTCAAAAAGTTCTGAAAGGGTTTGAAAATCCTGACAAAACTCTTCGTCAACTTGGAACACTTCGTGCCAAGATACACCAAAAGTCAGAGACGTTTAGTAAAGAATGTAACTTTTATGAAGAAAATGAGGTTTGCCCCACCTGTACTCAACCTATTGAAGAAGAGTTTCGTGTAAATAGAATCAGGGATCTCAATACCTCAGTCGTTAAACTCCAAAAAGGGTTAGATGAACTTGAAACCAAAATTAAAGAAGAGGAGGAACGAGAGTCCCGGTTTATCGAGCTCTCACAGGAGGTTACTTCCCTAACGCATGACATTTCTCAAAACAATATTCGGATTTCGGGATTACAACGACAGTCACGTGATCTGGAATCAGAAATTCAAAGACTTACCGACAACCTTGCAAACCGAAATTCTGAACACGAGAAATTAGCTGAATTCAAAAACAACCTTCAATCAACATACGAAAAGGTTGCCAAACAAAAAGAGTTAATCACTGAACACGATTTTGCATTTTCACTTCTAAAGGACGGAGGAGTAAAGAGGACCATCATTAAAAAATATCTGCCGATGATTAACCAACAGGTTAACCGGTATCTTCAGATGATGGACTTCTACATCAACTTCACCCTAGACGAAGAGTTCAACGAAAGTATACAGTCCCCCATTCACGAGGATTTTTCGTATGCAAGTTTTTCAGAGGGAGAAAAGATGCGTATCGATCTCGCCCTCCTCTTCACTTGGAGAGAGATCGCCGCCTACAAGAACTCTACCAATACAAATCTACTGATTATGGATGAGGTGTTCGATAGTTCCCTTGATGGTTTTGGCACTGAGGACTTCCTCAAAATTATTCGCTTTGTCATCAAGGGAGCTAACGTTTTTGTTATCTCTCACAAAGAAGGGATGTTCGACAAATTCCAAAGTGTCATACGCTTTGAGAAGATCAAAGGTTTCTCCCGTATGATGCCCACCGAACAAGTTGTACCGGACTATGAACCATGACCATCCCAAACTGGCAACACCACTCTAAGAAAGACAAAAACGGTAGGGGCACTTGCAAAGGGAAGATCCGAGCAAGAAGACAATCCCTCAGACACTTCAAGAACTGTCACCCCAAGACCTCTGGTAAGCGCCAGGGGTCTTATAGTATCTGCATACGAAACGAACCAGATGTCTGTCAACCTAGAAGTCAAAGGCACTCTTGCCAAACTGCTTGCTACTGAAGACCTGCTCATTGAGCACAAGAAAGTTCAGACTGCATCCTTTGATGTTGAGCGTCGTATCTTGACTCTGCCCATCTGGGATCTGGCTAGCAATCAGGTTGTGGATCTTCTGGTGTCTCACGAAGTCGGTCACGCACTCTTCACTCCTAATGAGGACTGGACTGAGAAAGTTAGGATTCCAAAAAATTATGTCAACGTTGCTGAAGATGTGCGCGTTGAGAAATTGATGAAGCGTAAATACTTGGGTATTTCTAAAACCTTTTATCGTGGATATCAAGAACTGAATCAACTTGATTTCTTCTCCGTCGATGGGGTGGATCTTGATTCCATGAATCTTGCAGATCGTATTAATCTGCATTTCAAAATTGGTGCATTCCTGGGCATTAAGTTCACACCCGAAGAACAGGAGGTTGTTGATGTCGTTAGCAAAGCAGAGACATTCGATGACGCTCTCGCAGCAGCAGAAGTTATGTACACTTTCTGCAAAGCTAGAGCAGAGGAGGAAAAGAAAAATGAAACGAAGAATCAGGAATCTGGTCAGGTTTCTGAGGAAGGGCAGTCTTCTACTACTCAAGATAGTGGCGAGTCTGATTCTCCTAGCGATGATCTTGATTCTGATTCCACCTCTAACTCTGGTGGCGCTTCTAATGTTGAAGGTAATGATGGTGACCCTGATACTGGTGGGGGGATTCCTACTGATGGCACTTCTGTAGAAACGATGGAGAGTCTTGATCAGAAGATGAAAGATCTGATCAGCAACAACCAATATTCAGACTCCCACTATCTTGAGATTCCAGAGTTCCCTCTTGATAAATTGATTGTCAGCAACTCGTTTGTGGTTTCACAAGTCAACAAGTTCTGGGACAATGTGTATGAAGATCTGGACAATCCTTTTGAGCGGATTGATGCAGAACTTGCAAAGTTCAAAAAAGATGCTAGTAAAGAGGTAAACTATCTTGTCAAAGAATTCGAGTGCCGTAAATCTGCAGACTCTTATGCTCGTGCTA